ACGTTCCCGACTGCCTTGGTTGACCGTGTAAACTTACACGGCAGGGGTTTGGGTTTCGCTCCGTTGTTCAGGACGGATTTCTGAACAACTTAAGTATAGCCGAAGTGGGTGTTTATGTCAACCCCTTATATAAAACGACGCATTTACGCAGGGGTGAAAACTTAATGCCGCCCGTGCATACCTGTTTAACTCCCCCCTACCGCAGCACTTCCGGCAGGAACTCGTCCGGCACCCACTTGCCGCCGTCCTGTAGCCTGACGATCTCGTTTATCAGCCTGTTGCCGCTTAGCTGCTGCAGCCGCTCTGTTTCGTAGGCGGTCAGGTCTTCCAGCTGCTTCGGTGTGTGCACGGGCTTCACTGTGATGTCAGCGAGGGTCAGGTCTATCCGCAAGTTGGCGTGCAAGGCAGCGGCCAGCTTTTCCAGTGTGGCTACGTTCACGTCGCAGCTGGTCTGTTTCTCCAGTTTGGAGATGGTGGCTTGTCGCACACCGCTGGCTTCGGCGAGTTGGGCTTGGGTCATCTTGCGCGCCTTACGCGCCTTACGCAGGTCGGCAGCGAAGAACTTGAACAGGAAGGCTCGGTACATGGGGTTTCTCCTTTATACGGTGAAGCGTATTAGGGCGCTTTTATATTATGCGGTGTAGCGTGTAAATGGGAATATGCGGTGGAGCGTATGGTATACTGTGTAGCGTATAATGGTTATGCGGTGCAGCGTATAGAGCGAGTGAGTCTCTTTTAGCTACGTCAGTGAGGGCGGGATTTTGGCGTAAGGGCGTAAGAAACTTACGCGGCGTTCTTACGCGGTTTGTTACGAGCGGAAATGCAGTGGTGGTATGGAGAGAGAGAGAGATAAATGAAAATGTAATATGTAATACAAGAAACAACATACCCCCCCGGACCCCGATATGCGGTGCAGCGTATATATACGATGTAAGAGATATTCTGCCTCCCAAATCCCCTAAGTACTCTGGAAAACGTCTTACGCCCTTACAATCCAGTGGTGGCCTGACCAGAGCGCCTTACGGCCCTTCTTACGCTCTTACGCGTTGGGCACTTTTCACGCTGTGCTTTACAGGCAACACGTGGGGGTGTGACATTTCGATATTTATGCCACACGCTATTATGGGGGCGTGTAAACTTACACGGGCTGCACACAGCCGGGCGCTCACATATCGGCTACGGTCATCAAACCCCGGGGCATCCAGCCACATCGGGCGCTCACATATCGGCTACGGTCATCAAGTGGCCCCCCATTTCAGGGGCCGTCCGGGGTCCGGGCAAAAAGAAAGCCCCCCTGCCGTTGGGCAGGGGGGCCAGTAGGGTCTAGGGTCTAGGGGTTAGACCTTGGTTTTCCGAGGGTAGGAAGCCTTCGCCGTGGTCCGGGGCTTGCGGACCGTGCCTTTCGCCGGGGCCTTGCCCTTGCCCTTGGGCTTCAGGCTGTCATTGACCGCCTTCTGTACCGCCTTCAGGCCCGATGCGCCTTGGTACTTGGTGATGATATCCCCGTACAGTTCCATCACTGTCGTATCCATCTCGGACCGCTTATCAGCCGGGATGCGATAGCCTCGCTTGTATGCCGTGGTCGCGTTCTGCAAGGCGAAGTCTGCATACTCCTTTGCGTTACCTTGACCCCGTTCGTTTGAAGCGGCCTTGAAGTTCCCCGCCTCCATCGAATAGCCGACGACGTTTGCCCATGAACGCCGAGCCGTGGAACGCGTCGCCTTGTTCCCTTGCAGCGTTTTAACCTCAATGTACTTGTCAACGTAGCGGAGGCGGACCGCCTCATTCGTCGCCTTGCGCTTTTCGTCCGTGGTCGCGCTCCAATGGGCGTTGTCGCCAGCCTTACCGAGCATCACGTTAAGCTTAGCGCCGATAGCGCGGCCCGATTGTTCCGCCTCCGCTCCCTTGCGAAGGTAGTCATGGATCGCCGCTTCAAAGCTTTTGCCAAAGGCTTCCGTCTGCGCCTTGTCTGCGCCAGTCAGTGAATATCCCGCCATACGTTCCTCGCGGGCCGCTTCAAGAGCGGAGGGGGCCTTAGCAGCGCGGGCCTTGCGCGGGGCCTTCACCTTGGCCGGGGCTTCCACAACCGGGGCCGGGGCTTGCACGGCGGAAGCGTTCATGAACGCGGCTTTGATACGATTAAACATTTGCAGTCTCTTTCTTATGGGTAAGCCGGAATGTCCCGGCAAGAGAAAGACTAGGGCAAGGGGTTACCTATGTCAACCCGTGTAACTTTACACGGGCGCACACAACCGGGAACGGTCTCTAACCCGTTGATATCGTTACACTTTTGGGAGGGGGGTGGGGGGTCGATAACCTATACGTGTGCCGCGTGGGACGGGATGGCACCCCCCTGAATGGCAGTTGGGACTCCGGGGCTCGCGTGTACTTAGTAATCTGCACAAACAACTACCCCTGCCCAAAGCCAACCCACCCAGTTAACATAGGAAACCCCCCCGTCACGTATTGAAAACCAGACCCCCGGGGGGTATATATTTTTCAGGACCAACTGGAGGTGCGCCATGCGCTTGTTCTGGAAGACTGTCATTGCCGTAGCTGACCGGCTTTATCGCGCAGCAGGTGTGCGCATCTAAAACTTTCGCGACACTTGCCTAAACTCAAAGTCTACGGGTATAGCGGGACCACTGGGGCTGCTTTGCAGCTGCTTACACAAAGACAAATCAGTGGTCGAAATAGAGCCCACACGTGAACACCGCGTCCCTTATGACGTCAGCGACGACCTGACAGGGTCGTTTCTTGAGGAAATGGCGGTGGCAGGGAACACTGCTGAGATGCAGCAGGTGCTGGGCGCTGCGCTGGGCGTGAAACCAGACCTCGACTTTGCCAAAGAGCACGACAAGAAGTTCACGGAAGCCATGAAAACCCGGGACGCTGCTGCGCTGCGCGACCCTGCGATGGCTTTGACTACAGCGGCTTTCCTGCGGACCTACGGAAGCCAGTTGGCGATGGACGCGGCGGGTATTCGTACAGCCATTACCAACAAACTGGTCGAGATTGCCGACTGCGGCGACACCAAATACGAGTTGAAGGCGCTGGAACTGCTGGGCAGGCACTCCGACATAGGCCTGTTTACCGAGCGCAGCGAAGTTACCATCAACTACAAGAGCCCCGGCGAGCTCGAAAGTGCCATCCGCGACCGGGTCCAGCGCCTGATGAACGCAAATATCATCGACGTAACCCCAAAACAGCCAACACACGACATCTTCGACGAGCCAGCACCACCCGTAGCCAAGCGTAGGCCAGCCGCCCCCGAGAGTGCGGAGTGAGCTACAGCGCCGCCTCGCTAAAAGACATCGAGAAAGTCCTCCCGCTGCTGACCGTGCGGGAGCAGGAGCAGCTTCTTGCGGAGTTGGACAAGCTCACCGAGATGCGGGAGCAGGAGCAGGCCCAGAAGAAGTTCGTGCCGTTCGTCAAGAAGATGTGGCCCGGGTTTATCGACGGCAGGCACCACAACATCATTGGCGAGGCCTTCGAACGGGTGAATAACGGCACCCTGAAGCGGCTTATCATCTGCATGCCGCCACGACATACGAAGTCGGAGTTCGGCTCCTTCCTGCTCCCAGCATGGTTTTTGGGCAATCATCCCGGCAAAAAGGTCATCCAAGCGTCACACACTGCCGAGTTGGCCGTGGGCTTCGGGCGCAAGGTGCGTAACCTCGTTGACACCGACCGCTACCGCAAGGTTTTCCCTGATCTGCAGCTGCAGTCCGACTCCAAGGCCGCTGGACGCTGGAACACCAGTGCAGGCGGCGACTACTTCGCCATTGGTATCTCGGGTGCCGTCACCGGCAAGGGCGCTGACGTGCTCATCATCGACGACCCGCACTCTGAACAAGAGGCTGCGCTGGCCGAGGTGAACCCGGAAATCTACGACAAGACCTACGAGTGGTTCACTTCCGGCCCTAGACAGCGCCTGCAGCCCGGCGGGGCTATCGTTATCATCATGACGCGCTGGTCCAAACGGGACCTCGTAGGGCGTGTGCTGGAAGCCGCTGCACAACGGGGTGGCGAGGACTGGGAGGTCATTGAGTTTCCGGCAATCCTGCCGTCAGGCAAGCCGACGTGGCCCGAGTTCTGGCCTCTGAAGGAACTGGAGGCCCTGAAGGAAGAACTGCCGAACTCCAAGTGGATGGCGCAGTACCAGCAGCAGCCAACCAGCGACACCAGCGCCATCATCAAGCGCGAATGGTGGCAGAAGTGGCCCCACGAGGACCCGCCGCAGATCGAGTTCACCCTGCAGTCGTGGGATACGGCGTTCGAGAAGTCACAGCGGTCCGACTATTCGGCGCTTACCACTTGGGGTGTTTTCTACAAGGATGACCCGGACACGGGTACGCAGCAGGCCAACATCATCCTGCTTAACGCCTTTCGGGAGCGCATGGAGTTTCCGCGCCTGAAGCAGAAGGCGATACAGGAGTACAACGACTGGCAGCCGGATAGCGTCATTATCGAGAAAAAGGCCTCCGGTGCACCGCTGGTCTACGAGATGCGGGCCATGGGCATCCCTGTACAGGACTTTACCCCCACCAAGGGCAACGACAAGATTAGTCGTCTCAACGCCTGTAGTGACATCTTTGCCTCCGGCAGGGTCTGGGCACCCAACACCCACTGGGCCGAGGAGGTCATCGAGGAGGTGGCCAGCTTCCCGGCGGGTAGCCACGACGACTTCGTCGACAGCACATCCATGGCCCTCATGCGGTTCCGCAAGGGCGGCTACATTAGCACTAATCTCGACGAGCCAGAAGAAGTGCGTTACTTCAAGAGTAACCGCAGCAAGGGATATTACTGATGGCCGACATCGACAAGGCGCTGAACCAAGCCCCGCTGGGCCTAGACTTCTTGGAAGACCTCGGTGGCGACGAGCCCGTGCTGGAGATCGAGATTGAGATCGACCGCGAGGAAGCCGAGGACATGGACGACGCCTACGACGAGGCGGAGGACGAGGAGTTCAACGAGAACCTCGCCGAGGACATGGACGACAGCGTTCTTGAGTCTCTAGCCGGTGACCTGCTGGGCGAGTTTGACGACGACATCAGTTCCCGCAAGGACTGGATACAGACCTACGTCGACGGTCTGGAGCTTCTCGGCATGAAAATCGAGGAGCGTACGGAACCGTGGCCCGGCGCGTGCGGGGTGTACCACCCGCTGCTGAGCGAGGCGCTGGTCAAGTTCCAAGCCGAGACCATGATGGAGACCTTCCCCGCTGCGGGGCCGGTCAAGACGCAGATCATCGGCAAGGAAACGCAGGACAAGAAGGACGCCGCCGAGCGCGTGCAGGTAGACATGAACTACCAGCTGACTGAGCGCATGGTGGAGTACCGCCCGGAGCATGAGCGCATGCTGTGGGGCCTCGGGCTGGCGGGTAATGCGTTCAAGAAGGTCTATTACGACCCCTCGCTGCAGCGGCAGGTGTCGCAGTTCATCCCGGCGGAGGACGTGGTGGTGCCCTACGGGGCGTCTAACCTGCAGACCAGCGAGCGCGTCACCCACGTCATGCGCAAGTCACCCAACGAGGTGAAAAAGCTGCAGAAGGGCGGCTTCTACCGTGATGTCGAGCTTGCTGACCCCTCCGACAACTTCGACGAGGTGGAGAAGAAGATCGCCGAGCAGATGGGGTTCAGCGCGTCGTCGGACGACCGCTACAAGCTGCTGGAGATGCACGTCGACTTGGACCTGCAGGGTTATGAGGACGAGGACGACGGCAAGCCCACAGGCATCGCCCTGCCTTACGTCGTCACTATCGAGAAGGGCACGCAGACTATCCTCGCCATCCGCCGCAACTGGCACCCTGACGACGAGAACAAGACCAAGCGCAACCACTTCGTCCACTACTCCTACATCCCGGGCTTCGGCTTCTACGCTTTCGGCCTCATCCACCTGATCGGTGCCTTTGCCAAGTCTGGCACGGCGCTTATCCGCCAGCTGGTGGACGCGGGCACCCTGTCTAACCTGCCGGGTGGCTTCAAGACTAAAGGCCTGCGGGTCAAGGGTGACGACACCCCCATCGGCCCGGGTGAGTGGCGCGACGTGGACGTGGCCAGCGGGACCATGCGCGACAACATCATGCCGCTCCCATACAAAGAACCCTCACAGGTTCTGTACACCCTACTCGGCACTATCGTGGACGAGGGGCGTCGGTTCGCCAGCGCTGCTGACCTCAAGGTCAGTGATATGTCGGCGCAATCGCCCGTGGGCACGACGCTGGCTATCCTTGAGCGCACGCTGAAAGTCATGTCCGCCGTGCAGGCGCGCATCCACTACTCAATGCGCCAAGAGTTCCGGCTGCTCAAGGACATCATCCGGGACTACACC